GGATCGAGCGACGCACCGCCGAACGAATAGTTGCTGCCGTCGATCTCGGGCAGGAAATACATGTCTACCCGCGCCCCCGCCGCCCGGTTCCCTCCCTGTGTAGCCAGGTACAGCTCGAACGTGGCGTACAGGTCCAATTCGCCGGCGGCATCATTGCTGACCGCCGTCCCGGTGATCGCATTGGCCGAACTCGCCACGGCATTCAGCTCCGTAGTCATCAGGCTCTCGGCCGCATCGGGAGCGCTCCAGGTTATCGTTGCCATTTACACCCCTCGCCTTCTCAGCAAGACGGGCGCCCGCAGGGCCCGTCTTGCCATCGTTTACTCCGCGAACGCTCCGCCTTCGGTCGGATCCGAAGTCGTGTGTTCCAGGGTCGCCTTGCGGAAGGTCATTTCGATCACGCCGAACTGCCGGCCGCCCTCGGCAATGCCGACCAGGGCCACGAACCGCTTGACCACGTCCGTGTCGCCGCAGACCAGCTTCTCGCCGTCCAGGTACAGGTTGCCCAAAGTCTCGAAATGGGCATCGACTTCCGAATGAATCTTGACCATCTGAAATGCTCCTTATGCTTTCTCCAGGTTGACCATCACGCCGTCCAGAACGCCCTTGCCGACGATGTCGATCGTCCCGCCGCTGTAGCCGCTGATCCGGGCCCGCAGCTGGTCCAGGCCGGCCACCGGGATCACCCAAATGCCATCGGCCGTAGCCGTGACGGCCTGGGTCTTGGCCGTATAGTTGTGGCCCATGATGGCGTACCAGGTCGAGCCGTCGATGGTTCCCTCGAAGTTGACCGTAGCCGTCGTCACGCCCTCGATCTGCAGCCCCACGCCGGCCAGCCCCCCGACGCCCATCGCCGTACCGTTGCCGTTGGTAGCCGCCGCCGCCTGAAAGACGTGATAGAACGCCTGCACTTGATTGCTCATGCTCGCACTCCCGGGCAGGGCCGGCCGACATCAGCCAGGCCGGCCCCTGCCCTGTGTCCAGATAACGGCTCGTTATGTGGCCGCGATCGTCTGCGCCAGCGGGATGTAATAATCCGTGCCGTCGATGTTGACCTTGAGCGTCGTCCAGTTGGTGAACGTCAACGTGCCGGCCGTGGCCGTGTTCGAGCCCAGGCCGTCGTTGCCGGACAGGTCCAGCAGGCCGCCCAGGACCAGCTTTCCCCCGCCCTGCTCCTCGTAGTTTTTCGTGTTGTATGTGCCCATGTTCTGCTCCCCCAGGGGCAGGCCTTTCAGCCTGCCCCTGCTTTCGTTATCGCCAGGTCAGGCCCCAGATCAGCCGGCCACGACCACCGCCTCAAGGTAATTGGCGTGCTGCGTCACCGGCGCGTTCTTCGGGTCGAGCCCCAGGAAAATCACATCCAGGAAGTCATCGGAGCCCGCTCCGCCGGCCACATCCAGGGACACGAAATGCTTGCCCTTGGTCAGCCGGGCCGTTTCGACCTCGATCGAATACCAGTCGTTGTCGCCGGCCGCGTTCCCGATCGTCAGCGTTGCGCCAGACACACTGGCCGGCGTGCCGTTGATCGCGTTGGCCTCCTGCACCGTGCAGACCAGGTCCGTGGTCAGCGTTCCGGCATGGATCAGGAACACGAACCGCTCGTAACCGCTGACGTCGATGAAGCTGCCCGACGCCGGGTAGTTGTCGCCGTCCACGCTGGCCGTCCCGAACGGGTTGCAGCCGTAGACGTAAACGTTTTCGCTGAAAGTGTCTCTCATGGTCGTATCTCCTCGTTATCGGGTCATCGCGCCGCTTATCAGCTGGCCGCGACCTTCTGCAGTCCGAACCGCCAGGACTCGCCCACCTGTCCGCCCAGCCGGCGCCGCATGACGTAGCACACCTGGTTGATCCGCGCGGTCGAGCTGTCGAGATAACGCTCGACGCTCATGCCGATGCGGTCCACGATGTAATAGCCACGCAGGTCGCCAAAAAGCAGCGGGAAGGTGCCGGCGCCGATGGTCGGCATGACTTCCTGCTCCAGGACCGGGTAGCCCTGCAGGGTCAGCGGCTGCCCGGACACGTTGTCCCGACCGTACCGCCACAGGTAATTGCCGTCGCCGTCCTTGAGCTTGGCAATGGCCTCGTAGGTGGCCTTCTCCCCGATCCAGACGGCATTCTGCCGGTACTGCGCGTCGATGCCGTAGGTCACGGCGATCAGGCCGTCCCAGGTCAGCTCGTCGGCATCGCCGGAGATGTCGTAGGTCAGGCCCAGGCCGTTGGCGCCGTTGGGCAGGATGCCCTGGGGCACGCCGGCGCCGATGCCGGTCAGGAACTTGTTGTCCTCGTCGATGGCCGACGCCTCAGAGAACTTCTGCGACAGCCAGCCGGCCAGGTTGAAGGCCGCGTCCTCGACCAGGTTGCGGCTCAGGAACGTTTCGGCCATGACCGTGTGGACCGGGATCTTCTCCAGTCCGAAGGTCGGATTCGTGGCCGCGGTGCCGGCGGTCGGCGTTTCCTCCACCCAGGTCACCCGGACGGCGCTCGAATACTGCGAATCGCCGCCGGTCGACGTCGGGATCTCCACTGCGTCCCGGCTCGTGGTCAGCACGGTTGCCCGCGGCCGGACCACGGTCATGCCCGGCAACCGCTCGATCAAGGTCATGCGCCAGTCCTCGGGCACGATGTACCCGCCCAGGGTATCCTGCGCTTCGACCATGACCGTCTTCATGGCCGCCACATCCATGCCCTCCTCGAGGGCCCGCTTGATGCTTTTGGGCGTCCACAGGAACGCCCGGCCTTCCGGCGGGACGCTCTGATCCCAGGGCGTCCGCAACCAGCGGTTGAACACCTGGGCCTGGCGGATCCGCTTGACGGCGTAATCCGGGCCGTGCAGATCGCGCAGGATCTGCGATGTGGCGTCGTTCTCGTCGCCATAACGCAGGGCATAGGCTGCCTTGATGGCCGGGTCCTCCTTCGGAGCCGCCGGCGGATCGTTCTTGTCCTCGCCGGTAGGCAGGGACAGGTTGCGATCGGGCTCGCTCAGCGCCTTGATCTTGGCCTCGGCCGCCTTCATGGCCTTGGCCTGCTTCTCCAGCTCCTCCGACTCGGCCAGCATCGCCAGAGCCTTCGGAACGTCAGGGGTTTCGGCCTCCAGGAGGGCCTTGGCGGCAATGGCCTTTTCCTTCGCCAGGGCGAAGATTTGTTCTGCTGTCTTCATGGTTTTCAATCTCCTTCAGATTCCTCGATGCTTATCATCCGCAGGACCGCCTCCGCCCGTGCCTTCGCCGCCGCCAGGCCAGAATCCCCCGACTCTGCTCCGCCCTCCTCGGCATCCGGCCACGGTAGGTCGGCCGTCTTGTAAACGCCCTTCAGTTGCTCGATCGGCAGTAACCGATGCTGCATGGGCATCGGCGTCAACGTGTCCTCGACCACCGGCCAGACCAGCAGCTCCCCATCGGCCGCCTTCTTGACCAGGTGCGGCGCGCTGCCGGGCGAGTAATACAAGCGCTCAGCCTCCAGCAGCGGCTTGACCAGGTGCCAGAACCGGCTGCTTTTGTTCAGCCAGTCCTCGACCCACACGCCGACATCGTCCACCTCGGCCTTCAGGCGCCGGCCGATGGCCGACAGGCCGATCATGTCATCCAGCCCGTGGTGGAACAGGGCCGGAACGCTCTTGTAGACGTCCAGCCACAGCTCGGTCTTGGGCGTGAAATACTCGTCGCCCAGGTCCTTGCGTTTCGGGTCGCCCCACAGGAGCAGGTATCCCCCCACCACCACCCCACCATCCTCCTCGCGGAGCGCCTTGACCGGGTACGATTTGCCCTCGTCTTTCCGCACGACCTTGCCGTCGCGGAATTCGTAGGGCGCGTCCAGCAGCTTGCCGGCCCGGGCAGCGATACGCTTGCCGATGGTCGCCCATTCGGCCTCGCTGTAACCGCCGGCCTCGCGCTGGCCGTCCTGGTTGAAATAGCCGATCGCCGGCCGGATGTGCTTGGCGTCGATCGGGTACTTGTAGTTTTTCGGATCGCCGTAGTCGGCTTTGTCCGCCGGGTAGCCCTTGGGCGGGCTCTTGGGCGCGCCCTCCTTCTCGGCGATCGCCTTACTCTCCGGCTCCGGCTCCGGGGCAGACTTGCCCTCCTCGGCAGCGTACAGGGCGGCCAGCTGGTCGTTGGCCTCGTCCTCGCTGGCATGGCACCCCAGCGTCTTGCCGATCGGCGTACCGTCGGGATCCTCTTTGTAAACGCACCACCGTTCCCCGTCTTTCACGACCGTATACGGCATGTCCATCCCTCCATTTTTGGGCACAAAAAAACGGGGCCGGACCCCCATTTCTGGGAATCCGGCCCCGTGTGTGCGCCGTCAAGCGCGTCCAAAGGCCCCCGGCTTGTGGCCGGGAATTATGCGATTATGCGGAGCCCCTTACCTTACGGGGCAGGCCAGCCGTTAGTCTCACCGAACAGCACGAACAGCCCAACCAGGATCGCGAACAGCAGGGCTGCCCGGACGTAGTCGCGTGTCGTAAACTTCTCCAGCGGGTCATGCCACATTTTATCGACACCTCTCGACCTTTACGCCTTCGGGCGGTTCGATGGCGACGATCCACTCGTCAGCTGCCTTAATCAGTATTATAACATACTTTCGGCCGCAGGGTAAGGCAGCCAGGCGCCGGCCCAGCTTCACCGCCGCTATCGGGAGATCGGCCGATCCAGGTACAGATCCACCGGCCGCCCGTCCAGCCCGATCATCTTCACCTGCGCTTTTTCCTCCAGCAGGCCGGCATTCAGCGCTTGGGCCGACGCCAGCAACAGATTCTGTGTCGCAAAAATCCGGCCGTTCGACATCTGCAGCCAATGGCCGGGCAGCTGCGGCCGCGGATCCAGCGGGTGGTTCGGGAACGCCGGGAACAGCTCGCGCCCCTTGATCCACACCCCGTACAAACGATCTTTCATCACGGACCTCCTTCATGGGCCTCATTTCATCGCCGCCTTTATATGCTGCTCGAACTCCGCCAGGATCGTCGCCCGGTGCTTCTCGATCACCGCCTGGTCGGTGTTCGTCCAGTAGCCCAGGACATGGTTCTGGCGCTCGGCATCCTGCACGTAGGGCGCATACAGGGTATTGTTGCCCAGGATGCCGCGGCGCCCGTTGGCCTCGATCCGCGACGTCCAGCGCCGGCCCAGGGTGCCCGTGCGCCGGTAGGGCACCTGGATGATGCCGTGCTTCAACGCCCAAAAAAAGTATCGGCGCTGGCGGAGGGTCTTAAACTTCTGCTCGAGCCCGACCGGCTTCTTCGGGTAGGCCTTCATGCTGGCCCGCAGCCGGGTCAGGCTGTTGCGCATGGGCACGCTGACGACCAGGCAGGCCGCCTCCACGGAGCCCAGCTTTTCGGCCAGCTCGCGAAACCCCTTCAGGCGGATCCCGACCCACTTAGCCATCGCGCCACCTCCCAAACTTGCTTTTTACCCCCAGGTGTGCTATAATTACCTGTTGGAGGATAAAAGCCCATGAACGTGTCCAACGCTCGCATCGAAATGGTTGACGATCTGCCCGCTGTCCTGGCAGATATCGACGGCCGCACCTACGTCATCCCCCTGGTGCAGAAAATTACGATGTTGGACCGGGGCCTGGTCTTTCTGCGCCCGACCGACGGCCGGCCCACCAGCCTGCCGCCGGTGCAGGTCGACGACGACTGGCAATCGAAGGAATTCAGCCGCGACCCTCGCCTGGTCGCCCTGGGCCGGCAGCTGTGGGACATGACCAATGGCCTGCAGCCGCTCGTGTTCGGCCCGCTCGATCTCCCTGAGCCTGTCATCACTCGCTGAAGCCCGGCACAGCCGGCCGGTCCTTCTGGTAGTCGAACTTGATCCCCTGCCACATAGTGATAAATTCGTTCTCCCCGTCGCCGGCGAAACAACAGTCGAAATCCGCCCCGCCCCGCCCGAAGAAATAGGTGCCTATCACCCTATGATGGGGCACGATCTGCCAGGTCCGCTCCGACCCGCACACGCTGACCGGGCGCCAGATGCTGGAGGAGTCGGCGGCGCCGCGCGGCATCGTCACCCCCTTCGTGTTGCGCTCCAGTTTATACGTGCCCTGGATGATGTACTGGTTTTCCGTCCGAATCAGCTGCACCTCCCCGGTCTCCAGGTTGTTCCACGGCATCTTGACCCGGCTCAACAGCTCATAGTTGGCCGCGTGCCAGGCCGTCATCGTGCTGGCGTATTGCGCGGGATTTGGGCCGGAACAATTCTTGTAGTTGATTTCAGCCTGCTTCAGCCCTCCGGCCGGTTCCCAGGCATACTCCTTCATCGAAACCGTCCGCTGCTCGGCCAGGAAGAACTTGAGCGCCACCGCCGCATCGTTCCACGAACTGCTGGCCTGGCTGCTGAAGTAAAGTTTCAGCAGACTCCAGTCGCCGTTGCCCTTGGTGTTGATGTAGTCGGTCAGCAGGTCCGTCACGCTCCCGGCGCCGCGCATCCCGGCCCGGTTGAGGCCCTTTTCATCGGCGAACTCGCCGTAAGAGCCGGTGCTTTGGATCTCCTTCGGCATCTTGTCCACGATGCCAGCCTGGCGCAGCCCGATCGTGTGCTTGCAGAACTCGTCGACATACTCCATCTTCCAATTGTCGGCCTTGAACGTCCCGGTGATCCCCTGCATCCGGCGCAGCTCTTCAATGCGCTTCTCCAGCACCTTCCATTCGGTCTTGCCCGTGACCTTCTTCAGGGCGTCGGCCCGATCGAAGATGTCCTGAAACTGGCCGGTTACCTCATCCCAGGTCATGCCGCCAAACGCCCGGCCGGCGCTGAACCGCGGGTTCCGCATCGTCCACAGCTCCTCCGGGTAGGCGTTCCAGCCGGCCTTTACCTGGCCCTGGGCCCGGTAAGCCATGCCGCCGCCGTTGTCGATGCGCCACACCTCGCCGGCCTGGTCGATCAGGATGTTATCCATGTCGGCGCCCAGCAGGTCATGGTGGGCGAACAGGGCGTCGACCGCAAAGTGCTGCTGCAGCTTCTTGATGGCCGCCTCCCGGGCTTCGTCGCTCAATTCGGCGAGCAGCCTGCCGTTTTCGATGAAGCGCGACAGCTTGACCGGGCCCTCCGGCGTTTCGTACAGCTTGAACTCCGGCACCTTGGCGCCCATCGCCTGGTAGGCGGCATCGGACACGCACTCGGCCCGCAGGTGCAGGGCAGCATTCTCCCGGCCCAGCTGCCCGACCGGGCCCATCTTGCGCACAAACAGCGCGCCGGTCGCAGGATCGCGTACCAGCTCGGCCCCGGTCGATCCGCCCAGGCGCCGCACCAGCTCGACCTTGTTCACGTCGGCCGGGAAGATCTCAGGCGGCCCCGCCGGCTTGATCAGCTTGGGCTCGGTCATCGGCTTGGGTTTGACCGGCTCGGGCTCGAGCGGCTTCTGGACTTTGGGTTGTTTAGGCGCCAGCTTATCCCGCCTGGCTAACCCCACCATCTTTTGATGCAGCGGCCTGCAGGCCGGGCAAACCATCTCGTCCCGGGCCGTGAACCACACCCAGTGCCAGCCATCCGGCGCCATGCGAATATCTGTAAAACAGCGGCAGTTGACATGGAGGGGCGGCGCCGTATGTGGCGGCTGCTGTACCTCCCCGGTCGACAGCCAGGCCTGTTCGTTGCCTTTCTGGTAAGCCCGGGTCGTTTCCGTCACGGCAATCATGTGGGCCCGCTTCGGTCCGAACATGGGCTCCAGGCGCCGGGTCAGCTTGGGCAGCGGCTCGCCCGTCTGCACCCAATCGACCAGCGCCCAGCGCAGCGTCTTGCCGCTGGTATTCATGATCTGATCGTACAGCGGCGTCAGCCAGCCGACTTCGCCCCACTGGTTGCCGACAGAGAACTCGCCGCCGCCGGTAATCCATTTCTCCACGCCCTCGTTGACCAGCGCCCAGTCCGGCCGCAGGCTGATATTGTCGGCCACCCCGCCCGCCGGCCAGCCCTTGACCGGCCGCTCGAGCCGGGCGATAACCTCCCGGGCGCCCATCTCGGCTGCATCCCTCAGCATCTGGAACAGCACCCGGCGCAAGGGCTCGCCGGCCTCCTGCAGCCGCTGTACGGCCGCGTCGATATCCCGGGGTTTGCCTTTGCCCAGGGCCCGCCGCAGTTGCTCCCGCAAAGCCCGGGCGATCAGGATCGAATAGCGGCGCTCCAGGCGGAAGCGGGCCGGCCCATCCGGGCCCTCCTCACGGGTAGCTTTCCCAGCCCAGGCCGTGAGGCCAGAGAAACCCGGCCGCAAACGCGGCCTTGACCTCCTCGGCGGTTCGCGCTTCGGTCAGGTGCTTTTTAACGTACTCCGCCAGCTCCGGCGGGATGTGTTCGCTGACAAACTCGTAATCGAGATCCTGGCCGGCTTTCAGTCGGCGAAGACTGACTGACTGCCAGCGCCGCAGGTCTTCCTTGGCAGCCTTGGTCAGCTCCTCGTCTTCTTCCTCGTCCTCTTCGGCCGGCTCCCCGGGCTCCCCGGGCCCGCCAGGCATCGGTTCGGGCGCCGATGGGCCTGCAGGCGCCAATGGGCCTGCAGGCGCCGGTTTGACCAGCGACAGCACAAACTGCGGATCGGTCGCCAGCGGGAACGGCAGCTCGGCGATCTCCTCGGCATACGGGCCGGCGTAGTCGTCCAGGCCGGCCTCGGCCCGGGCCTCGTTGAAGGTCCAGACCTTACGCTTCGATTCCTGCTCTTTTAGGTCCAGGTCGCGGTTGCGCGGCCGGATGTCCTCAAAGCGAGCCGCGTACTGCTCGCCGTACAGCGGCTTGATCACCTGGGTCGTCAGTTGCGAGGCGAACAGCACCAGCACCGGCCACACCGCCTGCTCGATCATCGTGGCCTTAGCCGCCTCGGCGTTGGCCCGGTTCGCTTTGTCGCTCCAATAGCCGGCCGGGAAGCCAAACACCC